GGAGCCGATCTTAGCGTCATCACCGGAGGAGCCGATCTTAGCGCCATAACCGGAGGAGCCGATCTTAGCGCCATCACCGGAGGAGCCGATCTGAGCGTCATAACCGGAGGAGCCGATCTTAGCGTCATCACCGGAGGAGCCGATCTGAGCGCCATAACCGGAGGAGCCGATCTGAGCGTCATAACCGGAAGGTAATTTTTCAAAATCTTCTTTTGTAAAGATTGTTTTGTTCTTAATCCATTCGATACCCGCTTTAAATAAGCCTAAGAATCCTATTTCAATACCAATCTTTATTTTCTTTCCGCATATTTTCGAATCTCTATTTCTATTCGGATCAATTTCATCTAATTCTACTTCGCAGAATTTGTCATCAATGTTATTATAATAACTCAGAACGTCAAGAGGGTTCTCGCAAGCATGAAAACCGCAATGACATAAATCAGCTTCATCTTCTTTATATTCCTTACCAATTTCGTACTGGAAAATTTTCCCATTGGGCGTACATTGCATGTGCTTGTTAAATCCTTTATATGCTTTAACTGGTTTGCTTCCTTTTTCCATGTCAATTATATTTAGTGTTTTTTTTAATTGTTCAAATTCTTGTTTTCGTCATTAATATGTTTTATTTGTTTGACAATAAATTTGTGAAAACATTCATATCCGGCATCGAAACCTTCTTCTAATCCTTTTTTATAGCCTTTCATTTCTCCTGCTTTAAAAAGAAGATAGAAACATATAATTTGTAGTACTATATTTAATATCCAAGTAAGAACCATATTATTTTATTTTAAATTTTACACATTCAATTTTTCTAGTCAGGCAATTTTCATGCGGCACCACTGAAAACGGGCAATCAACCAATCCGAATTTCCACGGTTGGTAGTAGATACATTTCCGGCAGTCGGAATAGTTTGTTGACAGACGGGAAATGATCGGTTTTGGTTGTTTGGGTTTCGGGATGCGGGGCATAGGTTAATCTTCATCGTAAGGTATTCCAACTATTTCAGCTAATTCACATACTAAGTCGATGGCATTGATCGTACAATCGTCATCCTGCGATGCATGTTCTGCCGAATGACAATTATTCTCAACCATCCATTTATAAACTAAATCGCATACCTTTTCTTTTTGTTCTTCTGTGTAGTTATTTTTCATGCTGATTCTTTATTAAAGAGGAATTTATGCTACTAATCCGTTTTGCCTTGATAGGTTTGAAATAATTGCGTACATTTTATCCAATGCGCCTACACGTTCAGCTACATCAATAAGACTCTCATTTTTCTTTCTGGCGTAGGAACGCAGTGCAATATGATAATTGTAATAAAGGGTTTGGTAAATATGGTCCCACACATTCTTTTGAGGAACATTGAAGTGCATGGAATATTTGTTTACCAAAGCACGGACTTTATCTCTCATGCTTAATTCAGGAACAGCATCAGTAGAAAGAGGGAGTGATAACATGTCTTTCTGCGCTTCTTCCCGAATAGCTAATACCTCATTAACTTTCTGCTCAACGGTTGACAATCTCTTTTCATGTTCTACCATGATCTGACATTGTTTGAGAAGCATTTCAGCCGGGGAAAGATTGCTTTGTTCTGTTCGCTTTTCTATTTCTAATTGTTCCCAACGTAAAACCAATTTAGCCCTTGCTTCGTCATTGAATTTTGTTGCGACATATAAACATTCGGTTTTTGTCAGATAATAGCATGGTCTATCTTGCTTATTAGCATCTTTATACGTGCCCAGCGCAAAATTGCGCCCGGCTATTTTTAACCAAGATTCTTCCATGTTTCGAATTGAACGCATGACATCTTTGTGTTCTCTTTCGGTAATCTGTGCAATTTCTAACGATGACATTCTACCATCGTTAGAAGTAATAATCAATTCTTCCATATTTGTGTGGTTTACTTATTTTTCAAACGAATCAAGATAAAGCTGCGCCATGCAAGCTCCGTGATAATCAAGGCTTGCCTTATGCGTTTTGTGGAACTCAGCAAACTTTCTGAAGTTGCCGGAACTGAGAATAAAGTAATACGCCTGATTCTTGCAGTTCTTTTCGATCTCTAATTTTTGTCTTACTTGGATTAGTTGTTGTTGCAACTCTTTTACTTCGGAAAGTAATTTACCCTCGTTTCGTCGGGGTGGACGTGCTGTAATGGTACTATGATTCACATTACTTACAGATTCACTTCGCTTTGCCATACGTTGATGAATTATAAGTTAATAAAAATAAGAAAGTCGCCGACTTCCTGTTCTTTTGGCAAAGCGAACATAACACTTACAAAGAAGGCTATGCAACTCAGGACTTCGACGACTTATAATTTACTTATGGATATAAGTCACGATATGGTATAAAAAATACCTTCATTTGTAATTTGTGGTGCTCGCTTTGCCAATTGAGCACCACAAATATACGGCTATTATCCATAATTGCAAAATTTAATGTAAGATTTGTACCTGCCGGGGAATCGAACCCCGGAAAAACCATTCAGGATGTTATTTCTTCCTTCTTCCAGGTTTCTTTTCCTCACGGACTTTTTCTGTTTGAGCGACAAGAATACGTAACTTGTCTATAGGGACCTCCAATCTGTTCAGCTTGCAAAGTAATTCGATGCGCTCGCTGTCTTCTGGTGTAAATAAATTATTGCTCATTTCCCCTTTTTATCTTGTTTTTTTTATCCAAAATAATCGTTATATAAATCTTCAAATTTTTTTCCGATGTATTCTGCATCATCAGATGTACCGCAGCAAAGCCGAGAGCCGGGGTCCGCGTTCGTAAACGTGTAGCGCGTAACGACGTAACGAAAACCGGAGGAACGCCAAACAAAATACGGATAATATTTATACTGGCTTGAATTGGAGTAATCTGCTTTCCAATCGTTGTTCATTTTATTTGCAGCTTTGAAGATTGTTTTCAATTTCATGAATGCGATTTCCGACTTTCCGAGTCCACAGTCCATTAAATGCTGTTCGTCAATCGGCTTTTCTCCTATGATTTCACAAGCATCATAGTATGTCTTTACTGCGTCTTGAAAGTTTTTCAGAAATGTTGTCTTCCCGAAGTTCGATTCAAGTACTTCTTTGAAGTTTTCGGATGCTTCAAAGTAGAGTTTCTTTGCTTGTTCTTCCGTTATCTCTAATGTCTTCTTCATGTTTTTTCTTTTAAAGAATGAGTAAATATTCACGATATAGTTTTTTGAATTGTTCTGCGGCGTATTCGGCTAATTCTCTATTCTTAAAGCAAAGCCGAGAGCCGGTGTACGTGTACGTATACGTGCAGTACGTAGCGAGGCAACGAAAACCGGAGGAACGCTGGTCTTCTCCTTTTTCAACGTAAAACCAGTTGTAATACTTACATTCATCCCAATTTGACCAATCTGGTTCCCAACCTTCATTCAATGCTCTGATAATAATTGTAAGCTTGTAGAATGCGATAATTGATTTCCTATCTTTCTCCGGAAGCATATCTACAACCGGCAGGTCGTTAGGGTTAAGTCTGAGATGCTTGCAAGCATCCTCGAAGGATTTAATTTTGTCTGTGATTTTTTCCATGATATTATAGTTTTAGTGTTATTGTTGTGGTTTTAAATTGTCCGGTATGCGTTCTTTGTCGTCCGGTATGTAGGGGATCACTTCTACAAACTTCGTATCTTCGATTTTTACTATCTCATAGGGTATTACAAATGTTGACAGTGATTTTTCGAGGTTATCCAATGCCCGGTTGATGTTTGATGCGGCAACTAGATAATGAATTGAGGATTCTTTCTCTTTGCCGAAGTTATCGCTATCGGTTATTTTAACTGTTGCTTTGTAGAGTCGGTCATCGTTTTCGTCATTTGATTCAATGTATTCTGTTATTTTTGACCGTTTCAGGGATTGAATGAGGTAATCCCCCTGAACTATTTCGGATAACTGCCTGCAACTCCTTTCTTCTGTTTCCGAAAAGCTCATTGCATCTATGAGGTATAATTCAGTCACTTTCTTTGCTTTGCCATCCTCATTTACTTTTTCGTATTTTACTGTGGATTCAAAATAGGTTGCTGTCATAATTTTAATGTTTCAATTTTTCAAGTTTCTTAACCAGTATCCCCGCCTTCCTTTGTCTTTCCCTCCCTTTTACATCCGAAAAAGAAACCGGGCTATCTTGTATCTCTTTGAGATGCCTGATTAGTCCGGCTTTATCCTTAAATAGAAAGGAAAGGATTTGAGCAGAAAGGGTAGATGGGATTTTCATGGAAAACTAAATTGTGATTGATGATCATGTTTGTGGTGGCATTCCCGGCACCTGATTGTAATGTTATTTACATCCCAGGCTAATTCCGATTGGCCTCTTTTTTGACATTCACTTACTGGAATATCGTGTGAACAATCAAGTGGAATACCTGCAGCCTCATTTCTATGACATTCCTCACAGAAAAGATAGCCATATTTTTCAATCATCTGGGCTATCTTCTTTTCTTTGGCTGCTCTAATCCGGCGGTCTATGACCGATTTAAGAACATATTCGCCGGAGCTGGTCATGTATGAGTTCATCAAAAATTAATAAGGTTCTTTTCAAATTCTTCAACTGAAATGTTTTTGAGGAAGTATTTAAATAATACGTCCTTTACACGTTCGTATAGGTTTTGAAATTCGTCTTCGTCCATTTTATCGAAAGCAATAGACTTCGGAACTTCAATCCACTCTTTCCGGGCAATCGAGTATATCGGCTCACACCATCCGGCTGCCATTTCTACCGTTTTTCTGAATAGTTCGATGCTGTGCTTGAAATGCTCTACCGCTATCTCATTCTGATATTCCCAGGCAAGGTTAATGAGTCCGAAATATTTTCGGTGAAAGGAAAGGTTTCGAGGCCGCTTGATAGTGGCCTCGTAAACCTCTCCGATTTTCAACTTTTTCTTTTCCTCTAAATCTTCATCGTATAACGGTTTCAGACCGACGGAAGTGTTAAGGAGTTTGATTTTCATAGCTTAAAGCAAATGATATCAGAATTAACATTATTTTCATCGAACACATGTTTTATGAAATCATAATGTTTTTCAAGACTGTCCAAAATTATGTCTCCCCATTTAAAACATCTTGTTTTGGCGTCAAATGTCAAAAATTTATGGACTAACTTATGGCATTTTCTCGTCAAAATGAAGCCTTGTTTTGGTAAGTCATAATTCCAGTGATGAGCTTCTTTCATATTCATATCATATCCTGCCGATATTAGATATCTGTGTAGGTTTTTTGTTTTTGCGTTGGATTTTAATTTATCTGGAGGATATTTTTCTTTATAATTCAATCGTTTGTATTTCTCTCGACCTCTTCTTCTTTCCGCTTCGATAAACCACACATTTTTGCTTTTCTTTTTATAGTTAAAAGCAGCATCTTTTTTACAGCACATCTTGCATTTATTCAGATGACCATCTTTCATTTCATGATGAACGTAAAATTCAGATATAGATTTTTCAATGCCGCATCTAATGCAAATTTTTGTTTTCATGATTAAAAAGGAAGTTGATCGTCGTAATAGTTATCCGTTGTTTGCTGTTCTTGCGGTTGCCGTCCGGTGTCTTGCTGTCCATTCTGCTTTTCTCCTGAAGAACAGAACACGAGTTTGTCAGCCCATATAGTCGTGTCCGGGATGGCTTCACCTGTGTTTTTACTGACATAAGCAGAAAAGTAGGGATTGCCACGTACCCAAACCTTTTTCCCTTTTGTAAGGTATGCGGTCAACTTACCTTCGCTGTCGTATTTCATTACCCGGAGCCATGTTGTCTTGTCTTTCCCGTCTGATGTTTTTTCTGTTACACCGATTGAAAATGAGGCGTATGACTTGCCGCCTATTGTTTTCTGCTCGGCATCCTTGCCGATGTTACCTATAGCTTGTAGTTCTATCATTTTATTTGATTTAATAGGGTTGAAATGTATTCTCTGCACTCAATTACTTTATTTTTGGCAAGTACAATGTCTTCATTACTACGCTCAATGTCAAATACTTTTATTTTTAAGTTGTTTGAAACATCTGTATACGTCATATCTGCTAAGAACTTGTTGTATATGTCAATATCAAGTTCTTCAAAACCGTTGTCATAACAGTATCTTCGAGCTTCTCTTTCAATAAGATGTTGAGGAGTATCCGACAATACATATACAAGTTTCGCATGATGCCTATCTGTTAAGCTCATATATCCTTGTAATTGCCAATAATAGTCCAATGTGGGAATTTCTTCTTCAAGTATGGGGAATGATTCCCAAGACCAACTATTTTTAGCATCTATGACCAAATCAATATTAGGCGGTATTATGTCCGGCTCTCCGGTAAAGTAGTCATTTTCGAACTGTTTGTCATTCTTTATCAAAAATCCTAACCCGAGTTGATCGCCGATAAAGTCGATTGATTCATCTTCAACAATATGCCCTTTGTCCGTATATTTGCTACGAAACTCATAACGTCGGCAGTATAGTTGTTCTTTTAGCCATGTCTTGCAATAAGACATGGCAGTTTTGGTTAGCGGATTTCCCTTTCCAGTGCCGATTATTTTCCCTATTTGCGAACATCTGATTTTAAATTCCTTCATTGGTCAAAGCTTGCTCTACATCTTTAGTAATTGTCCATTTGGTCCGTAACTGACTGATTGTATATCCGTTTTGCAGCGCAGATTTACATTTATCGAAATTCACTTTATCCTCTATTTTCAAAACCGGATTTTGTGGAACCAGCTGACGGATACGAAGACATTCAACTTCTTCTCCGGCAAGTTTTGTCGCGGACGCATATACAGTTATTTTTTTCCCTGCCCATTCTTCAATGTAAGGGGTATTGTATATTTTCTGAATCATTTTTGAATTGGTACGGTTTAGGATCATCGGCTTTACTTTTTCTTTGAAGTAAGCTACTGTACATTCTTCTTTTTTGCCTCCAGTACTTGTTACTACTTCCCGGACGATCCGGTCAATAGTTAATGTCATGTCCTTCCCGTTATCCAAAGAATATACCCCTAGATAATCAGGATTTACCAGTCTTTTCCAATGGGTAAGATGCTGCTCTTGTGTTTTTTGATTATTTTCCATACTTTTGTTTTGTTGTTTGAAATGTGACGGGTAAGAGGAATCGAACCTCTTTCTAAGTACTCCAGTACAACCCGTTGCTGGCTTAATGCGCCTTTGACACGCGACTTTCGCCACTACCGGAGTATTGCCCGGTAGTTCACCAGCCCGCAGCGACAAACTGCGTGTTTTTTATTGTCTGTCAACATGTCAAAGAGCTTGGAGTTTTTTGTAAGGCCGTCACGTCATCAAACTAAACGGCCTTACTTTTGAGCCTACTGTCCGGTTCGAACGGATGACCTTCGGAGTACAAAACCGATGCTCTACCAACTGAGCTAAGTAGGCGGGTTGCCGGGGTAGTCCAAGATATTGCTACAGTTACAGCGGACTGCCCCGGACGGTTAATTGTTGTTTATAATGGCACTCTGTACTTTTACCAGCTCTTTGTACCTTAATAGTTCCTGTTTAAGGGTTTCACATTCCTTAAAATATTTTGTCCAAGATGCATTTGCTGCACTAAGATGCTTTTTAAGATCTTCAATTTCTTTATCCTTTTTGTCACTTACATTTACATTTGCATTGTCGTTCATAACTTTTCCCTTTTAAAATTTTGCCTTTCGTGCTATCTCCCGACAGGACTAGGGCTACAATGTACTTTATATGTCACTTAAAAAAAGGTCCGGTGTGAAATGGAGATGTTGTGGTGTAAAGAAAAGAATGTCACCGGACCAAAGAACTCACGGCTTTACAGTGTCGCATCTGCCCCTTACTTTCACCCGGGGACGGTGTTAGGTTTACTTTGTTTAAGCCGGACCAAACCTTGCTAAATTCCTCCGCCATTACGTATCTTTATCCCAGCTCCGATTGTTCCGATATGGTTCTGTCTGTTTCTTCTCCGGCCACATCGCCCACCCCAAAATACCGGACATTATTGCGAAAGGAAGACTATGGTACTGCCCTCCGTAAATACTGCATCCTAATATTCCAAGGGCAAGAAGAAAGGCTAATATTGAAAAAGTTCTCATAGTTTATCAATTATTCTATATGCTTCAATGACTTCCCGGGTTTTTACCCGCCATTTCTGATTCCCATTTCCCTTATCAGGATTAATCAACTTCATTTTGATTGCTTGCTCCAGTTTTTTCCGACTGCCCAAATGCCTAATTGCTTCATTCCGGCTAATATATTCCCCGTAAGTTTCGGCAACGGCTTCCTTGACAACGCTCTTGGTGAAATCAATAAATTCAGCCATCGACATTTCGATACGATCGGTATTTCGGAGGATCAGGTTCATAATTATTTTAATCTTATTACATTTATCCCGTCTATAACACCCGCACTCGTTGCTTTATAAGAATATCCATCCCGATTAAGAAACCTTACTATTTTTCTTACGTGCATCTCTGTATATTCCCGGAATGGGACAAAAAGACACATTCCAGCCTGCATATCTAAAATCTGGCTTTTTAAAGTTTTTGGTTTATTAATTGCTATTTCATCCATTTTTATTATGTTTGTATATTATTTATTTTTTATGCTCATGGATTAGTGTTTTCATCTAATCACAAGGCAAAGATATGGTGATATTTAATTAATTCAAAACATATATAGTTAAAAAATTATAAACATTATGGAATTAAGTGTAGTGCTAAGAGACGTTTCAGGAAAAACAGGGAAAGGGAATATTAAAATTAAGATTAAGAAAAAAGGGGAAGATCCCACCTTTATTCCAACTACCTATTATATCGAACCCACTTTTTTTGACCCTGATAATGGGATAATAAAGAAGGAATTCCAAGAAGCAGCAAAATGGAATTCAGATCTATTTGCTCAAAAAAGCAGATATGAGACTTATTATAAAGAACTCGGTGATTCGGTAAAAAATGCATCCGTTAAAACCTTAAAGCAGTTATTTGTCACCTACGACAATATCAATTCTAAATTCCAAGAACCTCTAAAATCTGTATCTGATTTCATTGGGGTTATCTCAAAGCAAATAGAAGATCTTAAAAATGAAGAAGCACCCGAAGAATTAAAAAGAAGCGGATATGCTTCTACCTTTGAAGGAACAAAAAACCTTATGATTGAATTTTTCAAATCCGAAATTATTCATTTCCAAAGTATAGACAGGAACGCTCTTATCCAGTTAAAGGCGTATTTCTTAAAGTACAAAGGCAAGGAAGTAACCTTTAATAAGCATCTCCGGAATATAAAGAGAATCTTTAATATTGCAATTGGAGACGGTTTGATAAGTGCCGACTTATACCCTTTCCGAAATTTCAAAATACCTTCGGATTACGACACGGAAATAAGGTGTATTGAAGCAGGTGTATTGAAACAGATTTACGATACAACGGGAATAGGGAGAGATTTTCTATTCTTGTCGTTCTTTCTGTGCGGTATGAACATGAAAGATATATTTTATATGCCATATTTTGAGAGGGGAATAGATGTAAAAAGACTAAAGACATTCAGAAAAGCCGGTAATAAAGTAAAGCTAAAACTTACACTTCAACCGGAAATAATAGAGATTATTAATCGATATGCGGATTCATCAAAAACGAGATTGATAAAAACGTTATATACGGACCGTGCAACGCTTTTACGCATAGTAAACGAAAGCATCAGAGAATCAATAGACAAAATAAATAACAAGCGCGATTCGAAGGATAAAATACAATACTTTACCTTTGCCTATGCCCGCCATTCGTGGGCCACAATTGCAGGTAAACTCAGAATACCAGACGAAACAATAGACAAAGCACAAATGCGGTCGTCGCAAAAAGTTATTGAGAAATACCGTGAATATGACTACACACAAGTAGACGAAGCAAATAGAAAAGTAATAGACTATGTATTATATAAAAAGACCGGGGAATAGTCCCGGTCTTTTAACTATCTATAGAATTATATTCCATCCTTTTGTTCTATCACATCGACAAAACCGAACCCCATCGCATTCCCTTGCCCAAATCCGCATTTGTAACCTATTTCGATCAGGTCCGGATCACCTTCGACTTTAAATGTATAGAGAAATCCTTTAATTTTAGTCTCTGAATCCTTCCCTTCTTTTATAGTAATTAGTTTTTGTCTGATTCCAGATACAATCGTTACAGAGGTCTGAATGAAATCGCGGTCAGACTTATAAAATACGTTATATTTAGAGGATAAATTTTTGTGTATTGCAGCAGAGTAAATATCTTTATGTTCTATCGGATTTAAATGCAGGCTATCTGACTGAACGTAAATAGGAGATTTGGCCTTTAGTATTACGCCTGATTTAATATCGTCTTCTCTTAATACCTGTATTTCTTTTACTTTAAGATATTTACCAACATAAAATCCGGGGTTTTCAGATAATCCCCCGATAAAATCACATCCAATTTCATCTATATATGTAGAGAAAATAAATGAAATATAATCCGACAAAATATACATTCTCCTTCCTTCTAGCCTGAACTTCGGAATATACAGATTAGAAAATGTAAAAAATTTATAACGCCGATTGTCTGTTTCAGAAAATGATAACCCGGAATTATGCCAAAATTCTGCCGATCCCGAATTCGATTTATCCATAACGCGATAAATCCAGGCTGCTAAGCTGTATTGATAATTAATATCAATAAAATCTCCGGGATCAGCATTTAGGATTACTTTTATTCTCATTCCCGGATTTTTTTCATGACTTCATCAGCTATTTCGCAGGTAGAAATAGCGTATTTAGACATAAAATCAAACTCAGTCTTATCTTCTTCCCATGCCTCTTTAAATTCATCCGGCCGCTTTATTACTATTCCGGATATTAACCTTGTCCTTTTCAGGATTTCAAGGCAAACATCCGCAGCCTGATAAAACTCTTTCTGTTCAGGTGTTAATTCTTTCTGTTCTTCGGTTAGGGATATACATGAAACATAATCCCCTAACAGGTCGACAATTTTTTCTTCAGTTACCATCGTTTTAAATTTAAAAAAAACAGAAGAACATTACTGTTGGTTCGATTTAAGACAATTAAAGGCAATCAACCCTATATATATTTCAATTCCATTACAGTAATGTTCTTTTAAAAATCCCTTCTGCTGGTACAATTCAAGGCATAATAAAACAGCCACATACATATTTCAATTCCAATGCAGAAGGGATTACAAATATACATTATTATTTGGAATTGTAAGTAGTGTTGAAATAAAAATGTCCACTGTTACGGTTCAATTAAAATTTTTAAAAGGGACACTTTACCTCTTAAAAAACAAATTTCAATTCCGGTTACAGTGGACACCACAAATATATAAAATTGGAAGAAAATACACCAATAAAGGTAAAATAAATTATTTTTATGCCTCAAAAACTTATGCTAACAAACTGCCTGACATAAGTTTTTAGATTAACATATGCTCAGGCACCTAAACCCTAAGCAGGCAAATTCCTTTATTTTAGAGTTCAACAGTAGTCAGGAATGGATCACCTGGATACTGAGTCTTTAAGAACACAAAACCATCCGACTCTACTTCACTCTTCCCAAATTTGTAATCAGGGAAAGTTACATTTTTGTACGCTGTAAGAACTTGCTCAGCAAGTTCTTGCTCTACCTTTTCGTAGTTAACGCTATAACCATTAGCGTCATCGTCTAAAATTACAGACCTCCAGTTATTTCCATCCCAGTAATTGTAGGCTAAGGCTTCTGTGTAAGCCTCGTTTTCATCACGCCAGTTTTCGACAAACTCCTTGATGGAGTTGTCATCGCTCTCAACAAAATCTTCCCAAGATTTATTTTCTACCTCAAAACCGGCCGTCTGCAGGTCATTTAAAAATCTTTCCCGTAATTCAGTGCAATAACTATTCTCTAAGCAATAATCCTCGGCATTTTCTTTGCCGATCTTTTGTCCAAACTTGTCATAGCACTCCGATAGGCGAGTCGTTTCAAACTTATTTTCTTCGATAATATACATTATATTATCTTCTTCATTTCTTTTCAGTACGATTAAATCCATAGTTTATTTGTTTGTGTTTTTAAATTCATTATAAACCTGATTCAGATCAAACTGTCTTAAACAGCTTGCATCCTGTCCCTCATATTCACCGTAAACTCCAAATACAACCCCTTTGTAGAGCATAAAAGTAACATTAAAGTTATTTTCTCCATTACTTTCGAAATTTTCCACTTCGGTAGATTCTGCCATTTTTAATACGTCTCCATCCTTATCCTGTACAAACGGGCGTTTTTCAATACCCAAATCCTGATACATGTTTTCAGGAAACATAGTGTAGTTTTCCAAAATTTCAGCAACCTTATTACTAATTTCTATTTTTTCGTTGTTTACGAAAACTGCCTTACCTGTTTTGTAGTTATAAATTTTCATAGCCTTATTTTTTAAAATTATGTATTATTATTTCGATACAAATATAACACATATATTAATATTACACAAGAAAAAACAAAAATATTTTTCACTTATGTATTGAAAAATATAAAATTCTTTCCGGATATACATTATTTATCTATCTTTGTCGATAATATTAAATATAACATATATGCTAAGAGTAAAAGAGATTGCAAAGGAGAAAGGAATAACCATGCAGGTGTTAGCCAAACGGATGGGAATAACACAGCCTGGTTTATCTATGCTGCTAAACCGGAATCTTACATTACAAAAGTTATGCGAAATAGCTAAGGCTTTAGATGTCCCGGTTTCTGAGTTATTTAAAGAGAAAGAAAGTAGTAGTGTCCGTATTACCTGTCCGCACTGCGGGAAATCTGTAACTTTAAAAGTAGAATAGCTGGGCTTAACCTCGCTATTCTACTTCGTCCCCCTCTTTTGTAAAGGTCTCCATTTGCTCCAGCTTTTCCCGGATGGCGATGTTTACGAATCTATTTTTATTTAAATCCTTGATCTTTTCTAGTAGTTCCGTTTCTATCCGGAAGCTTGCAGGCACTTTTGTTGGCCCTTTTTTCCTTCCCGATCCTGGCCTCGCACCTCCGTGATTGTTATTTTTTGTTTGCATTCCTTATTTATCTATCTTTTCGTAAATTACTGTACCATTTTTAAATTCTTTGTATATATCTCTTATTTCATCTAAATCTCTATGCATAAATTTCATTCTATCTTTTTCAAATAAAATAAATTTCCGAGGATGTTTATTGTTAGTATTTATATAATCAGATTTTATAAAACCCATTTTTTCGAGTGCATCCCCTATGTACTCCATTTTTTTATTATGTGTAAAAAATCCTGAATTTACTATATCCCATTCATCTTCTTGATCCGCCCATAAAAAGCCATTTTCTATAAGCCTGTTGAAAATTTCATACTCGAAGTCCTCTACTTCAAATTTATAGCTATTGTATTCGATAATCTTTTTCATAGTTATTATACTTCAATTTTTGAATTTCACGTTACTTAAAATTCATCCCCAAATAATTCGGCAGGAAATTCCTCTTCAAAACAAAAATTATCGTAAAAATCTTCTCTAAAGGATTCAGTAGGATCATCCGGCTTTTCTTCGCCCTCCCAGAATTCCCGGGTTACATCGTCGCTCCACGTTTCCCACGCTTCGTACAACATATCTGTGTATTTGTCGAAGATTTTGCATTGTTCTATATTCATACCAAAATTGTTTTCTCTTCTACAGATGTCCTTAATTTGTTCTAAAGTTTTCATATTTTTAAATTTTAAATTATTATTTATTCATTTTCTTCGATACAAAGATAAGACATTGTTTTGAATTATGCAATACTTTTTTCAAAATGTTTTCCATGAAATGCGTTATTTGGATTTATTATAAATAATCGCTATTTTTGTTTTGTTGTTATGTAGCAACACACATTAATCTGAACGGCGGACATGAAACAAAAAGTAATTCATGATAAAGTTGATATTTCTTTAGTCTTGCCTAATGAGGGACAGATAAACGATGTACCGCAAAATCCGAGGCACATTGACAAAGAGAAATTCAAGAAACTATGCAAATCCATAAAGGCTCTTCCCGAACTGACAGAAGCCCGTGAAATCATCGTCTACCCTCTCAACGGAAATTATATTGCCTTGGGTGGTAATATGCGCCTAAATGCTTATTCTGAATTAGGATGGGAAAAAGTGCCTGTATGTATTCTTCCAGAGGACATGCCTACAAAGAAACTCCGTGAAATAGTGATTCAAGATAACAATTCATTCGGTGAAACTGATTGGGATATGATAGCCAATGAATGGGATGTAGAAGAGTTGGACGATTGGGGATTTGACGTGTGGCAGGAGCCGAAGAAAAAAAGCAAAGATCCGAAAAAGGATGAGGAAGAAGAGGATGAAAATGCCGATTACTATGCGATGATGTTGGGCGATCGGATTTATGACAGCAATAATGAATTTGACATACCCAACCTAAAGATTGACGGACAGCCCAAAAGCGGTCTTCTTTTGCCTTTCTCTGGATGGGGAAGTGATAAAAGAGCGAAGAAAGGCATATCCACCTATCATTTTTATGTGGAAGATTATCGGTTTGAAGCGATATGGAAGAATCCTAACGAGGTACTGAATAGCGGATGTACGGATTTGGTAGAGCCCAACTTGTCTCTATTCGATACAACCCCTATCGCCTACGGTTTACAACAAATATATAAAAAGAGGTGGATTGCCAGATATTGGCAAGAATGCGGAGCCAATATTTATGTCGACCTGAACGTATCGAGGAAATTTCAGAAGTACAACCGTCTCGGCATCCCTAACGGATATAACGCATTCTTCACACGAGGATATGCCGACAGACAAGAATATTTGAAAGAAGAAATCCAAATCACCCGTGAAATATCAGGGAAAGATAATCCTAACATGATGGTTTACGGCGGAGGAGATAAGATAAAAGAGCTTTGCATACAGAATAATGTGCTGTATGTGGAGCAGTTTATGGCTAACAGAGTTAAATCAATAAAGAAAGGAGGAAAAAATGGCTAAAACAAGCGGAGGAGTTAGAAGTAGTAGTTCATCAAGTAGCAGAGGGAAAACAATAAAACAAAGGGAAGGATTTAAAACATATAATACAAAAGATGGAATTATTGAGGTCCCAGAACTTCATATAGACATTCATGGTAAACCTGTTGGTACTATAGAATGGAAATTATGGGAAAAAAACGACAAAAAAAGACTGTACGGAAAGGTATATTATCCTCATTCAAAGCCTGTTGATATTGGATACTACGACTTAAAAAATAATAGATCTTTTTTAAGTAGTCGTCCCGTTGCTGTTGCAAGGTCAGTAGGAATGGATATTAAGATATATAAAAAAGCAAAGAGATGACAATAAAGAAATAAACTACGGCAAAGATATCTAGAGCCCTCACCGATAGCACAATAACACAATTACTGTCCAACAAGGACATCCCGACCCGTGCTTCTAGATGAATAATTATTGAAAACGACGAAAAAACGGCGAAAAATGGCAAAATTTGAGAAAGGAAATAAAAAAGGATATAAAACACTTTTTACAAGTGACAATCAGCCTGTAAATCGTGGCAGAAAACCCAAGCTATACACCATCGCCAAAAAGAAATACAACATATCCCACGAGGAATATAAAGATGTTATTGCCTATCTGATGCAATGCACCAAGAAAGAGATAAATAGCATCGCAGAAGATGAAAACACGCCTATTTGGATTGTAAACGTGTGCCGGGCATTATACAAAGATTCCGGACGTGGAGAGGTCAAGACCTTAAACGACATCACAGAACGCATATTTGGAAAGATTCCAAATACAACAGAGATAACCGGTAAGGACGGGAAAGACTTAATCCCCAAAATCGACATTGAGATTATTGACAAAAGGGAGGATGTAGAACATGAAGATACAGACTACTAAAATATTCTCCATTGTTGATAATGCCATTAATCAGTTTGATATTGTAGATGGGCAGAAAAAGCGCAAATATACCACGATATCGGCGCAAGGCTCTAGCCGTTCGAGTAAGACATACAACATTCTTATAAGACTTATCACCTATTTATTACAGAATCCTGGTTTAAGATTATCTATCGTCAGAAAGACGTTGCCGGCATTAAAGGCGACCGTATTTGTGGATTTCAAGGAGATAATGCGGAACATGGGAATATATGATGAGAAAGGATGTATGAACAAGACAGACTTCATCTATACATTCCCAAACGGTTCATGGATTGATTTTTTCTCTACAGATGATGAGCAGAAGATAAGAGGGCGTAAGCGCGACATATTATTCGTGAATGAGGCTAACGAAATATCATTTATTGAATGGCAGCAGCTTAAAATGAGAACGACAAAGTTTGCCGTTATTGATTATAACCCGTCTTTTTCCGATGATCACTGGCTTTGTGAAATCAATAGAGACCCGCGCACCTATCATTTTATAACTACATACAAGGACAACCCATTTCTTGAGCAAACAATCGTTGACGAAATAGAGAGTTTGAAATATAAAAATGAATCCCTATGGCGGGTTTATGGGCTTGGATTGCAATGTCAGGTCGAAGGGCTTGTTTTCCCTAAATACACGTTAGTTGATTCAATACCGGATTATTGCAAGAAGCGCGGATACGCTAACGACTTTGGATATACTCATGACCCTACAGCTATAGTGAATGTTGGTTTGCTTGACAATAAGCTATACATAGATGAAATATGCTATAAGACGCACATGTTAGCCGGCGACATAATAGAAGAGTTCAAAGGCGTGCCGAAGATGAGAGTTATTTCCGAAAGTGCAGACCCTCGACTGATTCAAGAAATATATAATGCTGGAATAAACATCTATCCTGTTGAGAAGTTTAAAGGTAGTGTGATGGCCGGCATTCAAAAAATGCAAGAATACGAGATATGTATTACTCGCAGAAGTTCGAATGTGATAAAGGAGTTTAATAATTATACCTACTTGCAAGACAAGGCTGGGAAATGGCTAAATGAACCGATTGACAAGTTCAACCATGCCATTGACGCAGTAAGATATTGGGTGCTTGCTGAAATATTAGGACATATTTACGACCGGAAAGTATTTTACGACAAAGATGAGTTTGATATTGATATATTATAACTGAAAATCACTATATTTGCATTGTCTTGTGATGTTACAAGGCACCCAAAACAGAACGGCGAGCCATGAATTTATTATCTACTTTTTTCAATTCGGCATCAAACACTATTCAGAATGCTATAGGGATTAATCGGACTGTTGAAGAATTGATCCGGGATAGGGACATTTCAAAGGTCATTTCTTTGTTACAAAACAGGGACGAAGAGGTAAACGAGGCTATTTTAGAGTACAATCCGGATACGCATAAGATTATGCGTAAACAAGACAAAATTAGAATCGGGAGACCTCCTAAAGTCCTCGCAAAACTATCAGCTCCCTATCAGCAAATCATCAATGAAATAGAACTGACATTCATGTATGGGAACCCTCCGACATGGCAGCAGGATTCAGACGGAGCGGATAGAGCTTTCCAAGTTTATTCCGATGTACTGAAAAACACGCGATGGAACACCACACAGAGGGAGTTTAAGAGATTAGCCGGCGCGGAAACAGAGGCGGCAAAATTGTACTATGTTTACAAAAATGATGCTGGAGAGAAAAAGGTTGGTGTTAAAGTCCTCGCAAAAAGCAAAGGGGATGAATTAAGGCCGCTCTTCGACCAATACGACAACATGCTTTCTTTCGGGCATGGATATTACCTGTTGGAGGGGGTAAAAACGGTTTACCACTTCGATATATACTACCCGACTATTATTTACCGATGCAAAAAAACAAATGGAGCTTGGGAAGTTGTAGCAGAAAAAAACGATATAGGGAAAATCCCTGTTATATATGTCAGACAAAACAAGGCTTGGTACGGCATTCAGCCTTTAATAGATAGAATTGAGGCTCTCCGTTCGCGTGTTTCCGATGTAAACGATTATGTTGCCGACCCGATACTAGTTATGTCTGCTGACGTTGCCGAATCTTTAAAGAGCAAAAAAGACACGGCAGGATTGCCGGACACTGAAAAAGCAGGAGGCGGTAAAGTGGTCGGCGTACCGAGCAAAGACAGCAAATTTGACTATCTTTCCGTAGATACGGCTGTCGATTTGAAAAGAGAAGAGATTAAAGACCTCGAAAAGTGTATCTATATGCTATCTATGACGCCGGACTTATCATTTGACGCACTTGTAGCAGCAGGCGCACCGACAGGCAGGGCGTTAAAAAGGGCTATGGCATTAGGCTACATGAAGAGGGCGAAGAATATGGAGATATACTACATTGCACATGAGCGAGAAGCAAGCATTATAAAGGCGATTATCGGGAATGTGCTTGACGTATCTTTAAAGTCAGTAGTTGAAAATCTTTCGGTTTCATGCCAGCTTGCCGAACCATTCCAGGACGACGTAAGCGAAAAGATAGCAGACATTATTAATCTTTACAGCTCCGAGCTGATAAGCCGGAAAACCGCACTTACGTTGATTGACTATATCAACGACCCGAGCGTCGAGCTTGACAAGATCCTGACAGAATTAAAGGAAAGACGCGAGCAACAGATAGAAACACAAGGCTCTTTGTTAGGAGAATTTCAACGGACCCAAAAAAATGAAGAAGAAGAGGAGTAATTTATACCGGTTTTGACTTCATATCCTTTCCGTGTTCAGAAATTCGTATCTTGAAGACTATCCAGATGGCAAAACAAAGAGAAGAGAAAGAAGAAAGAAAAGATGAAGACAGACGATTTAACACTCGAGCAGTTATATAACCTGTTGCTCGAATTAGACGCCCAAACGGCATCCCGCTTGAAGCGTTTGTATTCCGAATTTTCAAGCGAGATAGCAAATATTCCGGGTATTAAATCGTATCTATCCGGTAAAAAGTTGAAATCTTTCTCTGATATTAACGGAATAAAAGGCATCGACGGGAAAATAGACAAACTTATCGATGAAATATACTCTATTGTCACATCGGCCCAAGAAACGGCATGGAGAATTGGTGAAAAAGTCACGGAAACGCTTGTATTAAGCAAGATTTCTACAGAATTAGCCGATAATTTGCGGAAATCCGGATTGTTTAAGCACCGGAATAAGGCGATGGATGCCTTTAAATTCAATAAAGATAAATTTGACATATCCACAAGAGTATGGAAAGACGGGATAAAGGCACAAATTGAAGAATCCGTACAACTTGCCGTGTCAAACGGAGAATCGGCGCAAAAATTAAGCAAAGATTTAAGGGAATATCTACAAGAACCGAAAAAGCTATTCCGCCGCGTAAGAGACAAGGAAACCGGAGAATTGAAGCTAAGCAAAGCGGCGAAGCAATATCACCCCGGGCAAGGCGTATATCGGTCTTCCTACATGAACGCAAGAAGACTTGCAGCAACAGAAATAAACAATTCTTACCGGATGGCTGAATGGGAAAGTTATCAAAACAATCCGGTAATTGTAGGCTTTCAAATCAGATTATCGAACAACCACACGCTAAAGAACCCGAAAACAGGAAAGCCGGAGCCATTTGTTGATATATGCGACTATGCACAAGGCAGGTACCCAAAAGATTTCGTATGGTACGGATGGCATCCGCATTGCCGATGTATCATGACGCCGATATTCGCTACACAAGAAGACATTGCCGCTATGACGCAAGCGATATTAGACGGCAAAGAACCGACAACGGTAAAACCAAAGATGATAACCGACATACCAGATAAGTTCATCAAATGGTCACAAACTCATAAAAAACAAATATCGGGATGGAGTGCCCTACCCTACTACGTCACAAATAATCCTAAATATGCGGAAAAGTATTTCATTTATCCAAAGGTGTTCAAAGATTTGTAATTTTTATTTGGATTAAATAAAAATAATGTGTACATTTGCAATACTATCAGGTGTATGATGATGTACACTGCCCATTAAAATAACGGAATTACTAACAGAAAAGGCAAGCGCCTGATAGTTGTATTTATACTATCGGACGTTTGCCTTTTTTTATTCATCACGAATGAAAACAAAAATCTTATCTCAACTGAAAACTAAGTATTCCAACTTAGGGTTTGGCGAAAAAGCTTTTGACGGGGTGGCTGATTACTTATCTAAAACCGTCACAGAAGAATCACAAATCGAGGCAGCAATCGCAGGGGTTGAACCCTTGCTGAAAGCATTCCAGGGCGATGTAGACAAGGTAAGGACGGAGAAATCCGAACTTCAAAAGCAGTACGACGAACTGAAAGCCAAACAGGACAAGAAGGGCGATCTTGGCAAGAAAGATGAACCCAAACCGGACGACATTAAAGCCATGGTTGCGGCGGCAGTTGCCGAAGCGGTCAAGCCTTTTCAAGAGAAAATCCAATCTTACGAAAAAGACAAGGCAGATACCGACCGGAACACTTTTATCTCTTCCGAAGCCAAAAGGCTGGGTATCGACGAATCAGACTTGAAGTATCTCAACGTGCCGGCAGAACTTGATAACGCTGGGATTACGTCACATCTAACCGCCTATAAACAGCACATGGTAGACAAAGGCATTCCGGAAAGAGGTGGTTTTCCGCAAAACAAAGGCGAAATCACTCAAGAGCAAGCCAAGGAAATTGCGGATAGTTTATTAATCTAAAATCAGAAGGATATGACAGTAGTAAATTTAGTGAATGAGCCACAAGGAGTCATTACCGGTAACGACAATATCGTTATCGTGAATTACTTTGACGGCATCCGTGGCGGTCGCTCGCTTGACTTGACAGGATACACGGAGAAATTTGTAAAAGCCGGACACATTCTTATTGAAACGTCAGACGGCAAGATTCAGCCTCTGCCTGTCAGCGAGGAAGCATATACCCCACTTGGCAATGAATCAGCGTCGAAGTATTATGGGGTTCTCGTAGCAACCATCCCGGCAAGCAAACCGTTTGCCGCTATCATGACGCGAGGCACCATCAACCCAAAAGCAGCACCATACACCATGAGTGCCGAGCTTATCACCGCATTGAAGACCGCATTACCGTTAATCGATTATCAGGAGGACTAAGACATGGAAAAATCACTTTACTTTGATTTGATTCAGAAAAACTTCCCGAAGCTGATTTTGGCTATTGTGGAAAAACTGAACGACAAGAATCAGACGCAGCTGTCTTATATGTTCAAGCAGTTGCTTAAAACGGATTATTCCGTAGATGGCCGTTGGGCATCCCTTACGGGACAATATACGCGGGTTGCCGCCGATGTGGTTGCAATGGATTCACCGCTTCCGTTGAAAAAGCGTGATTCGTTGGAGAAAGCAAGCGGAGAACTTCCAAAGATGGGCATGGAATTGTTCCTTAACGAAAAGCAGATGACGGACATTGATACGTTACTCGCACAGGGATTTGATGAAAAAACCATCATCGCCAAAATCTTCGAGGACACTCCGCGCGTGATTGCCGGTATCTGGGAGCGTATCGAATTGATGTTCTTGCAAGGCCTATCTACCGGTGTGGCATTGGCAGATACCGACAATATAGGCACCGGTGTACGTGTGGATTACGGATATCTTACCGAAAATAAATTCGGCGTTAAGGTCGTTTGGGAAGGAAACACATCAACTTCAAAGCCGATTGATGATATCCGGAAAGTTCTTAAAAAAGCTGAACAAGACGGCAATGTTATCATCGGAGCTTATGCTGACCAAGCATGGTTTGACAACTTCAACGCATCCGACCAGGTACGCCAGCAGTTCGCATTTTTGCAGGGTTTCGTCGGTACCAATATCCCTGTACTTGACAACACCCAGGCAAACAGGGTAATGTCAAGTAAGTTTAATTTCACTGTTACTAAAGTTGACAGGACTATCAAGACGGAGAAAAACGGGACACAGACAAACAATACACCATGGAAGAAAGGGATGATTGTATTTGTTTGTGATCGTCAGTTAGGCTCCTTGGTGTGGTCGCGTCTCGCAGAAATGAATCACCCTGTACAGGGAGTAAACTATCAGACGGTAGACCAGTATTTGCTCGTTTCCAAATACCGGGAAAATCGTCCTTCTCTCCGCGAATACACCACTTCACAGGCTCGTGTCGTTCCTGTAATCGCGAACGTTGATAGAATTTATACTATGGACACCACAACCGTACAGGCATGAAAGTAAAGATTTTATCGGATTTCAGAGACAAATATGACTATTCCCGGTTATATAAAGCCGGGGATGTCATTACGCTCAATGAAGAGCGTGGGAATGAACTTATTGCACTTGGTTTGGTTGAGCCTTTTAATAAGAAAGAGGATACAACCGAAGAAGAGAAAGAGGATACAACCGGGAAGGGAAGAAAAACCAAGGATGCTTAAAATTGATGTAATATGACCTACAAGGAATACATAACTGCTACATTATCCAAGTTCTATATATCTCCGGAAGAGATTGATGTGATAATGTTGAATCAGAATATTACGCCGGATGAAGATGTAGACCCCAAGATTGCCAAAATGGCGATGTACAAGGAGTTTTCACAAATCATTCCGGTAGCGAATATGAGCGAGGGGGGAGCATCCACATCATGGAACATGGAGAGTGTTTTGTTATGGTATTCCTTGTTAGCGTCTGAACTCGGAGAACCGGACATGACAAAGGAAAATAACACAATTAAGGACTATTCAGCGTATTATTGATGTACAATTATCCGGACAAAATAGAGTTATCAACGTCAAGCTCAGGAGGAGGAACACCTGGTTCGATTGACTATGATGGGAACGGAGACCCGATATTCGGAGGTGGAGACAGTGGAGGAGGAGAAGACGGTGGAGGGTTTGAGTTTTTGTCCGATTGCCGCATTGAGGAGAACAACTCATATTCGCTTAGCGGGACTTATATCTATTCTTTCAACGTCTACCTGCCTAAATCTTTTGATGCTAGAAAGCTGCCTAAAAAAGGGGCAACAATAAGATTGACAAAGAAAGATAAGACCGTGAACGAAGTTGAGGCTACGGTAGTCGATAGCCGATCGACAAAATTTAACTACGTGATAAAGACATGAAAAGCGGATTATCATATAGTAAAAACGAGTTTAATCAAGTTCTTGGCATACTTGATGAATCAATTGGCCGTGTGGAAGAGGCAATAAAATTCACATTGAAAACCGTTGTCGGGGGAAAGGCTGTAGCTCATGCGAAATCATACGGAAATTTCACAGACCGGACAGGTAATTTGCGCAGTTCAATCGGTTATGTGCTGGCAAAAGACGGTGATATTATTGATGTAGGAGGATTTGAATCTATTTCAGGTCCGGAGGGAAACAATGGAGAAGGTATAAGTGAGGGGAAAAAATACGCGGAAGAGCTTGGAAAGTCTTCCGGCTCAGGATACACACTTATCATCGTTGCCGGAATGAATTACGCAGAGTATGTCGAAGCAAAGGGATATAATGTCTTGACTGAAACCGAATCGTATTTAGTAAGCCGGATAAATGACGTTATCGACAGGATATTAAAACAAGCAGGATTCAAGAAATGAAAAAGAGCGAGTTGGAAACGGAAGTATATAATCTTCTGAAAAACTCTAATTTAAGAGTTTTTAAGGAAGATACACGCGACCCTAATTATAGGGGAGAATACATCGAAATCCTTCCGCTTGAATTTGGCGAAGAAAGATTGTTCAATTCTTCTATCGTAAACGTCAATATCCATATCCCCGATGTACAAGGCATAAAGAACTCCAGACGGCTTGATAGTGCTTACAACGAGATAAGGCCGATATTCCGAAGAGATAAAGACGCAACAGGTCAGTATTACACGAATTACAGTGGATTCCAGTTTTCCATTGTGTCAAGCAAGGATTACAAGGAAGACAACGGTACGCATTTCAGAAATTTAAGAGTAAAAGTAACTTATTTAAATCTATAATTATGGCAGATAGAGTTGTATATGGCATTAAAAGCCTAAAGTTTATGCCGGCAGTTATAACCGGAGAAAATGCCGGTTCTTTTCCGGACTTTTCCGCGGCATCAGCATCGTTATACGACATGAAAATGATTGTTCCCGATTCATTCAACATGAATCAGGAAGATCCGGAAAAATTGGATGTTGAATGGGAAGAGGTGGAAGACATTGCTATGAGCATACAGACGCGAAAAGGCACACGCTCATTTACGGTGTCTACGAATGATATGTCGGAAGAGGCATTTAAATATTTCCTTGGGTGGCAAAAGCCGACAGGAGAAAGTGACCCGAACAAAGACTGGGAAGTTGAGCCGGTTTCTTTCATGTTACCTCCGCAGGCTGTGGAATTGGAAACCATGCCAGCCGATAAATATCCCGGTATTATCCGGCAGTGGGCAAAAGTTGAAGTCGTTGTAAAAGAAACCGGTGTTGTGGGAAAATCCGGGTTGTCTAACCTCGAATTGACCTGTACCATCATGGCGAATTTCAATAAAGACAACAAGCAGATTCCGGGTTCGAGAAGAAAACAGGTGGTTTCCGCCTAATTACTAATGAGGGGGAAATAAATCCCCCTCTAATTTTATAGACATGGAAACATTAGAGCAACAAGTAGCAAAAGAAATAAATGAAAAGGACACGGTAATACATATTGGAGGCGAGGAACTGAAAGTAAAACCGCTCACACTCGGTCAGATTATTGATATATCGGCGGAGATAGCAGAGCTAAAAGGCATTTCGGAGGAAGACCAAGGGAAGGACGTGCTGACGGTAATGTTAGACCACCTTGACGATCTCGAAGTGCAATTGAACATCGCCCTTATCGTATTATATAGAAATGAAGAGGACAGGGTAGAGAACAAGAAGTTTATCCGTAACAATCTCGATGAAAAGGCAATAACCGAATTGCAGGAGTTGTATGTGGAACGCCTGAACTCTCCTTTTTTTTTGACCAATATAATTTTCCTTCAAGGTCTGAATCTGACGAAGAAGACAAAAACGACAGTCCTTGGGCAATAATATTCGGCGCCATGAAAGGCCTAGGGTTAAGCTATCATGAAGTGTTGCATGAAATAAGCTGGCTAAACATCCAAATGTTATTAAAGTGCCAACCCTCCTACTCCACCGATAAAGACAAACCGAAACAAGTACACGCAAGTCAAATATTTTAAATTATGGCAGACGGACAAATGAATATACGTGTCAATGTTGATTTGAACGACATGAGGCGCAAGGCGGAAGAATACCGGAAAGAAGTAACAAAGATGGGTGTGATAACCGATGAATCCGGAAATGTTATCAGCACGGCATGGATGCGAATGAAACAAGCTGCTACGGCATATCTTGGAATGGACATAGTAAAAAGAATAGCTATGACACGTGGCGAGTTTCAGCAATTGGAAGTTGCATTTAAAACTCTTTTAGGAGCAGAAGAACCCGCCCTAAACCTTATGAATCAATTAGTCGAAACAGCCGCTAAAACACCTTTTGATTTAAAAGGAGTAGCAGACGGTGCAAGGCAGTTGCTTGCATACGGATTTGCTGCTGATGAAATAAACGATACTCTTATAAGATTAGGAAATGTAGCTGCCGGTCTTGGATTGCCGCTTGAACGTTTAACATACCTATATGGAACAACGGCTGTACAAGGTCGATTGTATGCAAAAGATATGTTACAATTCCAGTCGTCTGGTATACCTGTCCTTCAAGAGCTTTCCAAGATGTATGGAAAGACTACAAGCGAAATAAATGACATGGTGACGGCCGGAAAAATTGGGTTTGATGACATTAAAAAAGTATTTGAGGGAATGACAAACGAGGGGGGTAAATTCTATGCCTTGATGGAGGGTCAATCAAAAACAATCATAGGTCAAATATCAAATCTTGGTGATGCGATAGATATGATGTTTAACGAAATCGGACAGGCGAATGAAGGTATTATTTCCGATGCAATTTCTGGAGCTTCATATCTTGTTGAAAATTACGAAAAAGTATTAAGTATATTAAAGGTACTTGTTGCTACCTACGGAACATACAAAGCCTCATTGATAGCCGTAGCTGCTGCGCAACGTGTATCCGTTACGATTCAAAATATCTCTGCATGGATTTCCCTTGCTAAAGCGATCCGGACGGCAAAAGATGCCCAGATTGCTTTCAATCTTGCTACAAAGGCAAATCCTTACGTTTTATTGGCTACAGTCCTAATTGGTGTTGGTACAGCCTTATATCAGTTCACAAAGAAAACAGATGCTGCAACTGATGCTCTAAAGAAATTCAATGAAGAAAGTAAAAAAAATGCAGATGATACAGCTACATTTATAACTATTACAAGGGACGAGAACCAATCCATTGCTGCGCGACAACTTGCATTAGATAGTTTAAGAAAAATGTATCCAGGTTATTTTGATAACATGAATTTGGAGGCTTTAAAGGTGATAAATCTGACAGAATTAAATAATCAACTTGCAAAAGCGACCAGAGAACGATCAAAAGCACAATCTGAAGAAAGTATAAAAGAAACAGAAAAAAGTATTAATTCAATTAAGCAGCAAATTGACTTTCTAAATAAAAATGCCGTACAGGGGCGTGGTGAAAGATTAATCAGAGCCAATAAGCAACTTCAAGAATTACAAGACAAGTTGGCCGGACAGCATTCTATATTGAATAAAGTAAATTCTGATATAAAAGCCCAGGAAGACGCCGAACGCCGGGCAAAAGAAGAAGCGGAAGCACATGCAAAATCTGTAGAAAAAACCGTAAAATGGTATGAAGAACAAATAAAAACCCTCAAAGAAGCTCAGGAAACATCAACAACAAATAAACAATTCAATGACTATCAAAAACAGATAGACCAGCTTACAAAAGAAAAAGAAACTATAACCGGAGCTTCTAAAGCTACCCAAAAAGCAGAGGAAGAAAGAATCAAAACAATCAAGCAAATTGATGAAGAACTTCTCTTTCTCCGTAAGCAAAACCAGCAAGCCCAAATCGACCTTATGCAGGAAGGTACAGAAAAAGAACTTGCACAAATCCGGTTAGACTATCAGGAAAAGATTGCTGAAATTAAAAAACTTGCTGACGATTGGGCGGCAAAACAAGGCGGAACACTCACGACTGAGCAAACAGTGCAAATTTCTACGTCTTATTCTACTGTAAAGCGAAAAAGAGAACAAGACGAATCTGATGTGTACAAAAAACAGACCGATGAATTAAACGAACTTTTAAAACAATATCAGTCATACCAGCAACAACGCCTTGATATAGAAAGAAAATATAATAAAGATATTGAAAAGCTACAAGAAGAACTTGCAAAAACAACAGAAGAAAGCGAAAGAAACAGGCTTGAAGAATCCATCCGGGTAGCAAAAGAAAAAAAGAAAACCGAATTATCCGGACTTGACCTTGAACAATTTCAAAAAGAAATCGACTGGTCATCTGTATTCGGTAATCTTGACAAATTATCTACTGATGCTTTAAAAAAACTCCGGGACAAAATAAAGGAATACCTTTCTACGGTAGATGATTCTATTAGTAAAGAAGATTTTAAAACTGTTGTTGATGCCTTTGAAAACCTTGACGCAACTATTACAAACAGAGAGCCCCTTGAAGAATTAGTAAGCGGATATAGAGATTACAGAAAAGCAGTAGAGGAGGTTACAAAGGCAAAAAAAGAGATGGATAAAGCTGACAATCCAGAGGCAAAAGAAAGAGCTGTAAAAAATCTTTCCGCTGCTGAGAAGAAAAGAGCTGAATCCCTTAGTAAAATAACACAATCCGTTAATGCAATAGGACAACAGGGTCAGCAAGTAATTTCTGCCGGGAATGATCTTGTAAATATGCTTACTAATTTAGGCATTGAAATCCCTGAATCTATTTCTGGAGCATTAAGCGGATTGGGACAGGTAGTGGATGGATTAGCAGAAATTGATATAACCAAGCCAATGAGTGCTGTAACTGGTGTAATTCATACATTAGCAGGCGTTACAAAAACGATTGGCAGTATATTCGGGTTAGGATCAGATAACGGAGTAGCACAATATAAGGCGTTAAGAGAACAACTAGAGGCTATAAATGATCTATACAAAAAAATCATTGATAAATCAAAGGAAAAAATTGTATTTGGAGGTGGATTTGCATCGGTAGAGGCAGCGAAAGAAGCTAACGAAGCGCTAGAAAAGCAAATAGAAAATTATAGAAGATTAGCGGAAGTAGGAGGTAAAGCAGGATCAAGTGCAGGCGCACATAGTTATGCTTACCGGGCCAACGAAAGGCTTAAGAAATCATGGAATGATATTTCAAAGTCTATAGGACAAAATATTTCCAGTGTACAACAAATGTATGAATTATCTGGGGAACAGTTAGAGATTATACGAAGAGATTTCCCCGAAGCGTGGAGTAAAATACCTTCTGAAATAACTGAAAATTTAGATGCAATCATTGACTGCAACGATGAAGCCAAGGAACTTGCGAATACATTGCAAGAAGCACTAACTGGCATATCCTTCGATAGTTTTTATAATGGATTTATTGATTCACTTTCGGATATGGATGCTTCCTTTGAAGATATGTGTGATGACTTTGAAGGATATTTGCGAAAATCGATTATAGCCGGTCTAATCGCAAGTCAGTACAAGGGAAGAATAGAAAATCTGTATAAAAGTTGGACAGAAGCAGCAGAAAGCGAAAATAAGATTACTGCAAAAGAGGCAGAAAAATTGAGGGATGATTATCAAGATATAATCCAAGATATGATTAAAGACCGGGATAATTTGGCTAAAACTTTTAATTGGGAAAGTTCTCCGGAAGAATTAAAACGCCAAACCGGCACCATATCCGAAACAATTACGGAGAAAACTGCAAATGAATCAATGGGAATATGGAGAGGTTCCTACGATACATTAAAGGCTATCAGCCAGCAGACAACGATATTTCATGAAACATACAAGTCTACAATGGCCACATGCAACTCCATACTGAACACGATAGCGAGGAATACCGGAGAAACGGCGAATAATACTTCCGTCTTGTCTGATATGCACAACACATTGAAAAACATGGACGGAAGACTACGAACAATTGAAAGTGAATCAAGTAAAAGATACGCAAGATGACGGATTTTTATTTTGAATAATTCTAAATAAAAATTATATTTGCATCAGTATGTGATGACACATACCACCCAACACCGGACGGCATGGCAGAATATTATATTAATAATACTCCTATTTCCCAATTCGGGATAATTCCAACAAAATCAAATGGCAATATTGCCATTTCTGGATGCTTCAATCTTCCGAAAAGAAAAGGGACTACTTACTACGATTGGGTTACAGACAACAGCGTGGAGCCTTATGTGGAGAGTGAAGATATGGATTTTGACAGCCGGGATATTTCAATAACAGGAAATATCGTGTCTGATTCTGACTCTTCTCTTCCTTTAATAAATGATTTCATGAACGAGTTGCCGGAGTTATTTACGTTGTCATGCAAATGGGGAAGCTGGAGTGTAAAATGCAAAAGTACGACCATCGAAACCTTTACAAAATCGGCTTGCAAAATAACGATTAAATTCATAGAACCTCTTGTTAATTTATCTGGGACACTCCCCTCTCCCACCGAAAACGGGGAGATTGACGGATACAAATGGACTTCTTTCGGATTATATCTGAAAGAAATATCAAACTATCAGGGAATCGGTGCGCCAAAATCGTTGAGCACAACCCAAAATCCGTCTTATTCACTTTATTCAAAAGGAGGGCAAGAGAAGACGGAGATAACCGTTTCCGGTATGATAATAGCTGAAAATACAGAGCAATTCAAGGAGAGAATCAAATCATTATATGCCCTATTTGGGAAAGCCGGAATAAGAACTATCAATTACAGAGAAAGAGAGATTAAATGTTTTTGCACGAATGGATTTTCTGTACAAAACGTTTTTTCTATCGGGAAAGTATACGCTGATTTCAGTTGCAAATTAATCGTAATATCGAATGAAAGGATATAGCATATATAGAGATAATACCGTTATTTACGAATTTGTCGTTGATGATACCATCTCGAAGTCATTAAGCGGAAATAAATATGTTTCGTTCACTATTTCGTCAAAGAATGATCTTGACTTAAAGATAGGCGACTATGTTTTAGTCGGGAATGAAAAGTACGAGATTTTCGAGCCTATTGATATAGAGGAAAGTAACGGAGTGTTTACCTATCCGCTTACGTTCTATTTTCAAGGATATAAGCTGAACAATTCCATCATAACGGACGAAGGAGCGACAACATTTGCCTACCATGGAGAGGTCAGCGACTTCATGACATTGCTGATTGATTCCTTGAACGAGGACTATCCGGAATTTACCCTTGGAACCATTCAGAACGGAAGTATCCTTGATTTGAGCTTTGACAATAGTAATTGCATGGCAGCACTCCAAACGGTATGCGAGAATGCCGAAATGGAGTGGGACATTACGGGAACCGTGATAACCGTCAAGAGGAGAATCGGAGAAGAAACCGACTATGTGTTTGAATATGGGAAAAACAAAGGAAGCTACTCCGTGAAACTCGCAAAGGTCGCTAATGCTTCCGTAACCACTCGAATGATAGGGAAAGGCGGCACTCTGAATCTTCCGGCCGACTATGATTCTCCGGACAGCCCCAAAAGGTTGAATTTGGGTGATGAAGTCATTGAAAAGAACGTAGAAAAGTACGGAAAGATTACCGGGGTGTATGTGAATGAAAACATCTACCCTCGCTTGATTAATAAGACGGTGTTAGGCGTGACCGTTCCGGAAAACATAGAGGAAGCCGGAAGTTGGAAGATAAAACTTGATATTCCTTTCAATCTGTCTGAATACTATGCGGAGAATGAAATCCCGGTAGTCAAGTTTCAGACGGGGGATTTGACCGGGTTGAACTTTGAGATAGTGGAAAACAGCTGGAACAATACCGACAAGACGCTTTCAATTATCGTAAAAGAGGAAGAAGACGGGTATTATCTTCCGAATGCAAACAGACAGCCACGTGTCGGAGACGTGTTTGTCCTCCTTAACATCAATATGCCGCAATCTTACATAGATGAAGCAACACAGGAATTGAGGGAGGCAACACAAAATGAGCTGAACAAAAAGTGTGAACCGCAATACGCCCCGTCTCTATCAGTTCAAAAACACTATATCAAGAAGAAAGGAATATCACTGAATATCGGTGATGGAATTACCGTAAAAATAGGCAGGCGGAATATCACGACAAGAATTATCGGTACTACTGAAACAAGCGATGATATAAGGGTTGAATTGGGCGACCAGATGCTTTATACCTACGACACTAAGGTAAATAATACAATAGAGCAGATACAATTCACCTTAAAGCAGCTTATCAATATAGATGATATAAAAAGGCTCTTCTATAACCTTATCAATGCGTGGTATCCGAAGTGGTTCAATCAAAAGTTACATAAAGACGCGGACGTTGAATTTAATTCTGTGAAAGCGGCTGAATTAGTCCAATCCGACAATTTCTCATCCAAGAATTTCACCTCCGGAGCGCTTGGTAGCGGACACAGAATAAAAGACGGGAATGCTGAGTTTCAGAATCTGACGGTAAGGGGTCAGTTCAGCGTGTTTGAGTTTCTGATACAGCAGGTAAAGGCAATCGGCGGGAAGTTCTGTGTCTCTCCGGCAGCTATAAAGACGGGAAGTGTAGAGGAGACAGAGAATGGGTACAAGTGCTTTTTCAATACTGACAGCGGGACGATAATAAATCCTTTCGTAGTGGGCGACCAAGCTTTTCATCAAGTTTTTGACGGGCAGAAAATGAAGAGATATTGGCGTCTTGTCACGGAGGTAGGCGCGGATTACTTTGTCTTGTCAAAAACGGATTGTGAGGCGAATAGCGGTATCCCGGAGGCTGATGAAGAAATAGTATTATTAGGAAACCGGACAGACATAAACCGCCAATCCGCGATAATGATTTCGGCGCATGACAACAATTCGCCTTACATTGCTTTCTATGCTGGGATAAACTCCTATTCTTTTGAAGGGAAAGAACCGATGCGGACGGGTAATTTGAATGGCATAGTGGATGAAGATTTCGGGCAGTTGACAGGATTCGGATTGTATTGTCAGAACGTTTACATGAAAGGGGTGTTCAGACTGATGTCCGGCAAAACGGTGGAAGAGTCCATCGGAGACGTGCAGAGTAACCTGGACAACCTCCAAGTAGGAGAAACCAACCTTCTTGACAATAGTAACAAGGGATGGAAGAATACTAGTTATCCAATAGCGACAATTTACTTAGGAGACTATAAACCCAAACAAGGAGAAGAATGTACAATTGTTATTAAAGGCAAATTAGGGGCGAATAAAACAAACTGGGCTGTTTACAATTCTGGAGGGAATGTTATATTGGCTAGTTTTTATCCTGGTGGTCCCGATACAGATTATATTGCTTTGAAAACTTTTAAATGGACGTTAGGGACGCCTGCTGTTGATAATACATTTATTCGAATATATCCAATGCCTAATAGTGTATCCGTTGAATCTGAAATAGAGTGGGTAAAACTAGTATTAGGCAATAAAACTTCGCTATTGTGGACCCCCTCTATCAACGATCAGAGGCAGATTGCAATAGATGAAGCGGGAAAGGTTGTTGATGGGATACAGATAGGAGGAGTAAATATATTAATCGGTAGTACAACCGGAACTGGGTGGACAGGATATACGGAACATAAAGATACAGAGTTTTCAATAAAGGACGCCTCTACGAGAGAAAGTTATATTCGTAGTGCGATGATAACAATACCTGGGAATAAAGAAATTGTTGTTTCTTTTTACGCAAAACATACAGGTCATCAAAATTATTTTGATTTTTATATTCTTCCTGCTTCTTATCCTGAAATTGATGCATTATTAACTAGTTCATATCAGTCAGGCACGGATTGGACATACAATGAATTTAAATTTACTACACCTTCGGACTGGGGAGAAGGGACACTAGTTTATTTAAGGATTGATCACAATGGTATGTCGGATGGTTCCGAATTTATTATCTCTGTAAAAGATGTACAAATTGAATATGGAAACAAAGCGACAACTTATTCTGTCCCT